GCGAAAGGCTGCATGTTCGGCAAGAACATCACCAGTCCTGCAAATCCGCGCGAGACGCAGCCGCATTTCTTCGAATCCCGATTCCCTGAGCTGTTAAAGCTGCTCGATACCGTTCATTGAGGTGATCGTGAGAGCACTACTGACCCCTGAAATTGCCCCGCGTATGGGGATCGTATTGTTCAGGCCTGGTTCAGAGCTGATGCCCCTGTTTATGCAGGGGCGTGTCCTGCTGGAGCCTGAGCCGGAACGTTATTCATCTTTTGCCAGTGGTGCCGTTCCGGCGGCATCACAACCACTGGCGGATGATCCTGCCGTTCGGGCCGTGTTCCGTAATGAGGCAGTGATCCGTCGTGCTGGTGGCGTGGAATGTCTTGAAAGCTGGTTACTTCGTGAAAAAGGCTGTCAGTGGCCTCATTCCGACTGGCACAGCGAGAACATGACCACAATGCGACACGCGCCGGGCGCGATCCGTCTGTGCTGGCACTGCGATAACCAGCTGCGCGATCAGTTCACGGAACGGCTGGAATCAATGGCAACGGATAACTGTGCCCGCTGGGTGTTGTCTGTTGTGCGTCGGGATCTCGGTTTTGATGACAGTCACGTTGTGACAATGCCGGAACTGTGCTGGTGGCTGGTTCGTAATGATCTGGCGGATGCCTTACCGGAAAGCGCAGCCCGTAAGGCACTGAGATTACCGAAGCCTGTTGTGCCGTCTGTCACCCGGGAAAGTGACCTTGTGCCTTCGGTTCCAGCCACCAGCATCATGCAGGATAAAGCGAAAAAGGTGCTGGCGCTGAAAGTGGAGCCGGAGTCGCCGGAGTCTTTTATGTTACGCCCCAAACGTCGCCGCTGGGTTAATGAAAAGTACACGCGCTGGGTTAAGACACAGCCGTGTGCATGTTGTGGAAAGCCTGCTGATGATCCCCACCACCTGATAGGCCACGGTCAGGGTGGAATGGGTACAAAAGCGCATGACCTTTTTGTGTTGCCTTTGTGCAGAAAGCATCACGACGAGCTGCATGCGGATACCGTGGCATTTGAAGAGAAGTATGGCTCCCAGCTGGAGCTGATATTTCGTTTTATCGATCGTGCGCTGGCAATTGGCGTGCTGGCCTGATTTTGTGGAGAAAGTTGATGCGTGATATTCAAATGGTTCTGGATCGTTGGGGAGCATGGGCGGCGAGTGATAGTTCAGGAGTAGACTATTCTCCTATAGCTGCTGGGTTTAAAGGGCTTCTTCCCTATACAAGCAAAACACGTCAGGCATGTTCAGATAGTGATGCATTAATTATTGAAGGTTGTCTTGCTCGTCTAAGGCAAAAAAGGCCGGACGAACATTCGCTTCTTGTTGCCCATTACCTATACGGTATCTCTAAAAGAAAGCTCGCCAAGGCTCGTAAAAAGGATGAGAAACTAATACGCATTGAGATACAGATGGCTGAGGGGTTTATTGATGGCTGCCTATCGATGCTGGAAATTAGTCTAGAGATGGACCCCGAAATTAAAGATTGATTATTGAAGCCCGATTACTCGGGCTTTTGTTCCACATCTCGAACATAGAGAATTACTGCTGACTTAATGTCACCATCGACGTGTTTTGCGTTAATGCTCAAATGTACAGGCTTTCTTTCCCACTCAGCTCGCTGCAATGCTTCTTTGTTTCCGGATTCATCAAGGAAAACATCCTGAACTACGCAGGTTAGACGTTGGTCGGTATCTACGCGTCGGACCTTAACTTTGAAACTCTCTGGGTCAGTATTATTGACTTCTTCAATTCGGTAAATACCATCAATCCTCATTTCTGATGAACGTCTACGAGCATTCGTAACCAACTCTTTCGCCATTTCAGAATCAATAGTAACGCCATCAATTTGAGCGTTATCTGAACGCACAAAGGATTTGACCATTTGGGTTTTAGCGTCATACGACATACGGTCCATGTTATCGAGAAGTGGTTTTTCCGCAATCATTTCTGAAATAACCCGCAGGCGTTTAGTTTCTTGCTCGCTCATGATCTGCATAGTCCGGAGATGTTCTTTCTCTCCATCCTTAGCAATTTCTGCAAGGCGAATATCTTTACGGTTGTCCAAGAACCGTTTAAATACTGTTACTCCGCCCCAGATGACTGCTGCGCCGAGAACAGTAAACATGATCTCAGTTGCGTTCATTTTACCAACAAGTTCCTGTGTGAGTTTGGTTAAAAAGCCATCAATGTTGATTTCTACTATTGAAGAACCCTGTTCTACCGTAACTTCTATTTCTAGGGCATCAAGTTCTTCTTTGGTCAGTTTGCGGACGTCAGGGACACCGTACTTGGCAAGGGCATATGATTTGTTGATTTGAGCTTGCATTTCAACAAATCCCTTCATAACTGAAGGTGTTAGCGATCTGTTGAATTTTTCACCGGTTAATCTGATGGTAAGGTTTGGCCATCCGTTGAAACTTAAACTGTCAGGTAAACCATAACCATCAAGATAGCTTTCAAGCAAATCGAAGGCTTGCTGCTCAGATTCAATGTCTACATGAATCTCATCAAACTTATCCAAAAATATGTCCTCATTCTAAGCCAACTGTCACCGTGAGGTTTGGCAACGCCTGCTTTATTTTTCGTTTTAAGCTGTGTGGCAAAAAAATAATGGAAAAACAGATAAAAATCACTAACGCGGTCCGCATTTTCTAGATTACTGTGTTAAGAGTGGTTACTTCGCCACACAACTTAAACCCGCCGCTGAGCGGTTTTTTTGTACCTATAAACTTGGTGCAGCACAGTAAACACGCTGGTGGTCGTGAATACTGACTTTTTATCTTGCTGGCTTTTTAGACAAGAGTTATTGGTATGTCATGTTAACCAGAAGGGAAAAAGACATGCTAAAACAGCAAGATATGACAGAAACCGCCGCCGCAGTCCTTCATTTCTTACCTGCTGACAAGTGGGTAACGCCACGCATGATGACGAGAACTACCGGAGTAAGCGAAGCCCGGTGCCAGTTAATACTGACTCAGTTAGTTCTGGCGGGTCTGGCGAAGGATAACGGGGGGTACGGGAATAAATTCAGACGCTGCCAGTAATGGCGGTTTCCTGCTGTGAAAATGGGCGGCTGGTGGGTGTTGGTAGCACCTGCCAGCCATTCGCTCATGCCTACTGGTCACAAGCGAACCACGGCCCACTGCTTTAGCGCAAAAGCAGAGTGAGCCTACCAGAGTTACGCTTACTGATCCATGAAAAATACTGTAAAAATAAACAGTGTTGATTTAATCAACGCTGATTGCCTGCATTTTATTCAGTCCCTGCCTGATGATTCCATTGACCTGATTGTTACCGATCCGCCTTACTTCAAGGTGAAACCCAACGGTTGGGACAATCAGTGGAAAGGGGACGAAGATTACCTTAAGTGGCTGGACCACTGTCTGGCCCAGTTCTGGCGGGTGTTGAAACCTGCCGGAAGCCTTTACCTGTTCTGTGGGCATCGCCTGGCATCTGATATTGAGATCATGATGCGTGAACGTTTCAACGTGCTTAACCATATCATCTGGGCGAAGCCGTCCGGACGTTGGAATGGGTGTAATAAAGAAAGTCTGCGCGCATATTTTCCTGCCACAGAGCGCGTTCTGTTTGCTGAACATTACCAGGGGCCATATCGCGGCAAAAGTGACGGCTATGCGGCAAAAGAAAGGGAACTCAAACAGCACATAATGGCACCGCTGATATCGTATTTCAGGGATGCTCGTGCCGAACTGGGTATAACGGCAAAACAAATTGCCGAAGCCACAGGTAAGAAAAATATGGTTTCCCACTGGTTTGGTGCCAGTCAGTGGCAGTTGCCGAATGAGGCTGACTATCGGAAGTTACAGGCACTGTTTTCCCGTATAGCGGCAGAGAAGTTTCAGGAACAACAACTGGAACAACCACACCACCAGCTGGTGGCATCTTATGATTCACTGAATCGCAAATATTCTGAATTGCTGGATGAGTTTAAATCTCTCCGGCGCTATTTCTCCGTATCAGTCTCCGTGCCTTATACCGATGTCTGGACGCATAAGCCCGTTCAGTTCTACCCGGGTAAACATCCGTGCGAGAAACCGGCGGATATGCTCCGGCAAATAATCAATGCCAGTAGTCGACCTGGTGATCTGGTTGCTGATTTCTTTATGGGATCCGGTTCCACAATAAAAGCAGCAATGGCGCTGGGGCGTCGGGCGTTAGGTGTTGAACTTGAGTCAGAGCGGTTTAATCAGACGGTGAAAGAGGTAAGTGAACTGGTGGGGAAATAATTCTGGTGGCCACGTTGCGTGGCCTTTTTATTTCCAACACAGCACCCGCAAATATCGCGAGGTGAGAGATGACGAAATGCCTCATAACCCAAATACCTGGCCGGACTGGCTGGAGTTGTTTCAGAGCTGGTGGCGTGGAGACACACCGCTGGGTGCAGTGATTATGTCGATCGTTATGGCTGGTTTGCGCATCGCCTATTTTGGCGGTGGTGGTGGCTGGAAGCGAAAAACGCTCGAGATTTTGCTATGTGGCGCTCTGACGCTGACCTTTGCATCCGCTCTTGAATATGTCGGATGGCCTAAATCGCTTTCTGTTGCCATTGGTGGTGGCGTGGGGCTGATCGGTGTCGATGCTATTCGTGGGGCTGCAATGCGAGTAATCGGTAACAAATTTGGTAGCTCGAAGGAGTAATTTATGCAGGCACTAAATTCCCAGCGTAAAGCTTTCCTGGATATGGTGGCATGGTCAGAAGGAACGGATAACGGGCGACAACCGACACGTAACCACGGTTATGATGTTATTGTTGGTGGCGAACTGTTCACTGATTACTCCGATCACCCTCGCAAACTTGTCACGCTAAACCCCAAACTCAAATCAACAGCTGCCGGACGTTACCAGCTTCTTTCACGCTGGTGGGATGCTTACCGTAAACAGCTTGGCCTGAAAGATTTTTCTCCAGAAAGCCAGGACGCTGTAGCTCTGCAGCAGATTAAAGAGCGTGGTGCTTTACCGATGATTGACCGCGGCAGTATTCGTCAGGCAATCGACCGTTGCAGCAATATCTGGGCGTCGTTACCTGGTGCAGGTTACGGTCAGTATGAACATAAAATCGGTGACCTGATTGCCCGATTTAAAAAAGCTGGTGGGGTAGTAAATGAAGCTGAGATATAAGCTGGTTATTGTTGCCTTCGTTGTTAGCGTCATTGGTTCCTTCATCTGGTCTGCTGGACATTACTACAGCAAATATCAGCACGAAAAGGAGCGTGCTGATGAGGCTGTACGAAATGCTGAATCAGCAACTGCCATTACCCGTAACGTTCTGCAATCACTGCAAATCATCAATACAGTTATAGAGGCTAACCAGCATGCAAAACAGCAGATCGCACTGGAGTCACAGAGAACCCAGGAAGATATCAAAGTGGCTGTTGCGGATGATGATTGTGCTTCACGTCATGTGCCTGCTGCCGCTGCTGACCGGTTGCGGAAGTACGCGAACAGTTTACGTGCCGGTTCCGGCGGTACCGCTGCCAACAAGCCTGACCACTGAAACGCCCCAGCCAGTCATTCCCGACCCGCTGACCTATGGGGCCAGTCTGGATCTGAATGTGAGCCTGCTTTCGGCGCTGGGCCAGTGCAACATCGACAAGGCCAGTATCAGGAAGATAGAAACGTCACGCAACTCACAGTAGCCATTACAAAGCTCATCTGCGGGTGGGCTTTGTAATGGCTTATTCGTAGTTGTCACCAGGGAAGTATTCCTGAAACTTTGATTTTGGGAGCTGGGTTTTCGCGAAGTTCGCAAGCCTTCCTCTTGTAAGCATGTAGTTACACCCACCTTCTTGTTTGAGAAGGTCACCAGCTAATGTCCGATACACAACGTCACTTCGCAAAATTTCAATGGTGGAATTCCTGATGAGAAATGTTTCACACATCGGGCATCTAATTAACCAAGCGGTATCACGGTTCTGCCAGGTCGCATCTGAATTGCAAGCCGGGCAGCATTTCTGATCTTCTTGTCCTATGACCATTGTCATGCTCTCGCATAGTGAAGGAATTTTCAGATTAACTCATTTTCAGACGCATCGTAATGGCTTAAGGAAACAATTAATGCCACCACGTACACCAAAAGCCTGCCGCGTTCGCGGTTGCCGCAATACCACTACTGACCCGTCAGGCTATTGCGAAAGCCACAAAAGCGAAGGCTGGAAGCAATACAAACCAGGCCTGTCACGTCATCAGCGCGGTTACGGTTCGAAGTGGGATACCATCCGTGAACGTGTGCTGAAGCGTGACAAAGGCCTGTGTCAGTTATGTCTGCGTGCCGGTGTGGTGCGTGAGGCGAAAACCGTTGACCACATTATCCCTAAGGCGCATGGCGGCACTGACGCTGACAGTAATCTGCAGAGCCTGTGCTGGCCATGTCATAAGGCGAAGACGGCCCGTGAACGGTTGAAGTAAGAACCAGTTCCCACAGCCAGAGGGGAGGGGCGGGTCAAATCCCTGTGACCTGACGTCTTCCGGACTGCCCGCCCCATCGTTTTTTTATACCCGCGAAAAATGAAATTTAACCAGGAGTGCCGCATATGGCTGGAACGGCGGGGCGTTCCGGGCGTCGCCCCAAGCCAACGGCGCGCAAGGCGCTGGCCGGAAACCCCGGCAAGCGAGCCCTGAACAAAAATGAACCTGTTTTTACGCCCATCAAAGGTGTTGAGCCACCGGAGTGGTTCGCTGAAGAAGATCTCCCTCTCGCCACGATCATGTGGCAACTGACAACCAAAGAACTCTGCGGTCAGGGCCTGTTGTGCGTGACTGACCTGGCGGTACTTGAGCGGTGGTGCGTGGCCTATGAGTTCTGGCGACGTGCCGTGAAAAATATTGCCAGCCAGGGCAACACCATCACCGGTGCAATGGGCGGTATGGTCAAAAACCCGGAGCTGACCGCCAAAAAAGAACAGGAGTCCGAGATGAGCAGCACGGGGGCAATGCTCGGACTCGACCCCAGCAGCCGCCAGCGTCTGATTGGCCTGGCGGGGCAGAAGAAAGCCACTAACCCGTTTCTGAAAATTATCGAATCATGAGCCGGAAATCTTACCCCAACGTAAATGCTGCAAATCAGTATGCCCGGGATGTCGTGCGCGGAAAGATTGTTGCCTGCCAGTTTGTGATTCAGGCCTGCCAGCGCCATCTTGATGACCTGATGGCGGAAAAAAGTAAGTCGTTTCGTTACCGCTTCGACAAGGACCTGGCTGAACGGGCCGCCAAATTTATTCAGCTGTTGCCGCACACCAAGGGTGAGTGGGCATTCAAGAGGATGCCCATCACGCTGGAGCCGTGGCAGCTCTTTGTGATCTGCTGCGCGTTTGGCTGGGTCAATAAAGGCTCCCGGCTGCGCCGCTTCCGTGAGGTGTATACCGAAATCCCCCGTAAGAACGGCAAATCGGCAATCTCTGCCGGTGTCGCCCTGTATTGTTTTGCCTGTGATAACGAGTTTGGCGCGGAAGTGTATTCCGGTGCCACGACAGAGAAACAGGCGTGGGAAGTCTTTCGCCCGGCGCGACTGATGTGTAAACGCACACCCATGCTGACGGAAGCGTTCGGGATTGAGGTTAACGCCTCAAACATGAACCGTCCGGAGGATGGCGCGCGGTTTGAACCGCTGATCGGTAACCCCGGTGATGGATCATCACCCCACTGTGCGGTGGTGGATGAATATCACGAGCACGCCACCGATGCGCTTTACACCACGATGCTTACCGGGATGGGGGCGCGACGTCAGCCACTGATGTGGGCCATTACTACTGCCGGGTACAACATTGAGGGGCCGTGCTACGACAAGCGGCGGGAAGTCATCGAGATGCTCAACGGCTCGGTGCCCAACGATGAACTGTTCGGGATCATCTATACCGTTGATGAAGGTGACGACTGGACCGACCCGCAGGTGCTGGAAAAAGCCAATCCAAATATTGGCGTGTCGGTTTATCGCGAATTTTTGTTAAGTCAGCAGCAGCGTGCGAAAAATAACGCCCGTCTGGCAAACGTCTTTAAAACAAAACACCTCAATATCTGGGTGTCGGCGCGTTCGGCGTATTTCAACCTGGTGAGCTGGCAGAGCTGCGAGGATAAATCACTGACCCTTGAGCAGTTTGAGGGGCAGCCGTGCATTCTGGCCTTTGACCTGGCGCGTAAGCTGGATATGAACAGTATGGCGCGACTTTATACCCGCGAGATTGACGGTAAAACGCATTACTACAGTGTGGCTCCGCGCTTCTGGGTACCGTATGACACGGTGTACAGCGTCGAGAAAAATGAAGATCGCCGGACAGCCGAGCGCTTTCAGAAATGGGTGGAAATGGGCGTTCTGACCGTTACCGATGGTGCAGAGGTGGATTATCGCTACATCCTCGAAGAGGCCAAAGCGGCGAACAAAATCAGCCCGGTCAGTGAGTCACCCATCGACCCTTTCGGAGCGACCGGGCTCTCACATGACCTTGCTGATGAAGACCTGAACCCCATCACTATCATTCAGAACTACACCAACATGTCCGACCCGATGAAAGAGCTGGAAGCGGCAATTGAATCGGGGCGCTTTCATCATGATGGCAATCCCATCATGACCTGGTGTATCGGCAACGTGGTCGGCAAAACCATTCCGGGTAACGATGATGTGGTGAAGCCCGTCAAAGAGCAGGCGGAAAACAAAATCGATGGTGCAGTTGCGCTGATTATGGCGGTTGGCAGAGCCATGCTGTACGAGAAAGAAGACACGCTGTCTGATCACATTGAGTCCTACGGGATCCGCTCGCTTTAACTGAGGTAATTATGATCATGCTGATTCTCGCGCCTCTGGTGGGCGTGCTGGGTGCGCTTTTGCTGGCGTATGGTGCCTGGCTGATTTATCCCCCGGCGGGGTTTGTTGTTGCCGGGGCGCTGTGCCTGTTCTGGTCGTGGCTGGTGGCGCGATATCTCGACCGTACACAGCCGTCTGTCGGCGGAGGTAAATAGTGTTCTTTTCGGGATTATTTCAACGAAAAAGTGACGCACCGGTGACCACGCCAGCAGAGCTGGCGGAGGCTATCGGGTTGTCCTACGACACCTATACCGGAAAGCAGATCAGCAGCCAGCGGGCCATGCGACTGACGGCGGTTTTTTCCTGTGTCAGGGTGCTGGCGGAGTCGGTCGGGATGTTGCCCTGCAACCTGTATCACCTGAACGGCAGCCTGAAGCAGAGAGCCACTGGCGAACGTCTGCATAAGCTGATCTCCACGCATCCCAATGGCTATATGACGCCGCAGGAGTTCTGGGAGCTGGTGGTCACCTGTCTGTGCCTGCGGGGAAACTTTTACGCCTACAAAGTGAAAGCATTTGGCGAAGTGGCTGAACTGCTGCCCGTCGATCCCGGCTGTGTGGTACCGAAGCTTAACAGTAGCTGGGAGCCGGTCTATCAGGTCACATTCCCGGATGGCTCCACGGATGTACTGAGCCAGGAGGATATCTGGCATGTGCGCACGCTGACGCTGGACGGACTGGTGGGGCTGAATCCCATCGCCTATGCCCGCGAGGCAATATCGCTGGCGGCAGCGACCGAAGAGCACGGGGCCAGACTGTTCAGCAATGGCGCGGTGACGTCGGGTGTGTTGCGTACAGAGCAGACGCTGTCAGATCAGGCTTATGAGCGCCTGAAGAAAGATTTTGAGGAGCGTCACACCGGGCTTGGCAATGCTCACCGCCCGATGATCCTTGAGATGGGGCTGGACTGGAAGTCGATGGCGCTGAACGCCGAGGACAGCCAGTTCCTGGAAACCCGCAAGTTTCAGCTTGAAGAAATCTGTCGTCTGTTCCGGGTGCCGTTGCACATGGTGCAGAACACCGATCGCGCCACCTTCAACAATATCGAAGAGCTGGGGCTGGGATTTATCAACTATTCACTGGTGCCGTATCTGACCCGCATCGAACAGCGGATCAACACCGGACTGGTACGAAAAAGTAAGCAGGGCGTTTATTACGCCAAATTTAACGCCGGGGCGTTACTGCGCGGGGATATGAAGTCCCGTTTTGAAGCCTACGCCACCGGGATCAACTGGGGAATTTACTCTCCCAATGACTGCCGCGACCTGGAAGATATGAATCCGCGTCCCGGTGGTGATGTCTATCTCACACCGATGAACATGACCACGAAACCCTCCGATGGCAGTAAAGCCGGTAAGCAGAAGGATAACGCCAATGCAGACGAAACAACGTCTTGATGTACCGCTGAGTCTGAAATCTGTCAGTGACTCCGGTGAGTTTGAAGGGTATGGCTCCGTCTTTGGTGTAAAGGACAGCCACGATGATGTGGTGATGTCCGGGGCATTTGCTGCTTCCCTGCGGGCGTGGAGTGACAGAAAAGCGTTACCTGCGCTGCTCTGGCAGCACCGCATGGATGAACCCATCGGTGTTTACACCGAAATGAAGGAAGACGATGTCGGGCTTTACGTCAGGGGACGGTTGCTTATTGATGATGATCCCCTCGCAAAACGCGCACATGCACACATGAAGGCCGGTTCGTTAACCGGCCTTTCTATTGGGTACGTCCTGAAAGACTGGGAATACGACCGGAGCAAAGAAGCCTTTCTGCTGAAAGAAATCGACCTCTGGGAAGTCAGCCTGGTGACGTTCCCGTCTAACGACGAGGCGCGGATCAGCGACGTCAAGAACGCACTGGCCCGCGGGGAAATCCCCGAACAGAAAAAAATCGAAAGAGTCCTGCGTGATGTCGGACTCTCCCGTACCCAGGCCAAAGCATTCATGGCCGGGGGCTATGGCGCACTGTCCCTGCGCGACGCTGAGGATGTGGGCTCTGCACTGAATGCACTGAAAAATCTGAACTTCTAATCAGGAGAAATACGATGGCGGTTGATATTAAAGATGTGGAACAGGTCGCGCAGGAGCTGCAGCAGAAGTTTGACGACTTCAAGGCAAAGAACGACAAGCGCGTGGATGCGATTGAGCAGGAAAAAGGCAAACTTGCCGGACAGGTGGAAACCCTGAACGGGAAACTCAGCGAGCTGGAAAATCTCAAAAGCGACCTTGAAAAAGAGCTGCTTGAGCTGAAACGTCCGGCAGGTGGTGCGCAAAATAAACTGGCCACGGAGCATAAAGAGGCTTTTGTGGGTTTCCTGCGTAAAGGCCGTGAAGACGGTCTGCGCGATCTGGAGCGTAAGGCATTGCAGGTGGGCACCGATGAAGACGGTGGCTACGCCGTGCCGGAAGCACTGGATCGCAACATTCTCAACCTGCTGAAAGATGAAGTGGTGATGCGTCAGGAAGCCACGGTGATCACCGTTGGCGGTTCCGACTACAAAAAACTGGTGAATCTGGGCGGCACGGCTTCCGGATGGGTGGGGGAAACGGATACGCGATCCCAGACTGCCACCTCCAGACTGGAGCTGATTGAACCTCTCATGGGGGAAATCTACGGCAACCCGCAGGCCACCCAGAAAATGCTGGACGATGCCTTCTTCAACGTGGAGGCCTGGATCAACAGCGAGCTGGCAACCGAATTTGCCGAACAGGAAGAAATTGCCTTTACCTCCGGCGATGGCACCAAGAAGCCGAAAGGGTTCCTGGCGTATGAATCCACGGATGAAACCGACAAGGTCCGGGCGTTTGGCAAACTTCAGCATATTGTATCCGGTGAAGCGACTGCGGTGACCGCTGATGCCATTATCAAACTGATTTACACGCTGCGTAAGGCACATCGCACCGGTGCGAAGTTCATGATGAACAACAACAGCCTGTTTGCCATTCGTCTGCTGAAAGACACCGAGGGTAACTATCTGTGGCGTCCTGGGCTGGAACTGGGGCAGCCATCCTCTCTGGCGGGTTACGGTATCGCTGAAAACGAGCAGATGCCGGATATCGCCGCGGATGCGAAAGCCATTGCATTTGGTAACTTCAAACGGGGTTACACCATCGTTGACCGTATCGGTACCCGCATTCTTCGCGATCCGTACACCAATAAACCGTTTGTCGGTTTTTATACCACCAAGCGCACCGGCGGCATGCTGGTCGATTCGCAGGCCATCAAACTGCTGAAGATTGCTGCGGCGTAATCATTCAGGGGCGCGGAACCGCGCCCCCTGTTCTGACAGGTGAAAGAATCATGATCCTGAAACAAGATCTGAAATGGTCACCGGACGGTATGCGTGTTGAGGTCATTCGGGCCGGTGAGTATGGCGACGGGGCGCTTCCTGCCCGGGTGCAGGAGATTGCACTTCAGGCCGGGTTAGCAGAGCTCGGAATCAGTGCAAAAAGCAGTAAAGCGGCAAAAGAGAAAAAAGCCACGACCAGTAAAGAGGGCTGAGTATGCTTCTGACAATGGGAGAGATTAAAGCCCAACTCCGGCTGGATGAGGATTTCGATGCTGATGACCGCCATCTGCAACTGCTGGCCTGTGCGGCACAAAAGCGGACGGAAACGTATCTGAACCGGAAGCTCTATGCACCGGATGAAACCATTCCGGACAGCGATCCGGACGGGCTGCACCTGCCGGATGATATTCGTCTGGGGATGCTGATGCTTATCAGCCATTTTTACGAAAACCGCTCGTCGGTTACGGAAGTGGAGAAACTCGACATGCCGCAGAGTTTTGGCTGGCTTGTCGGCCCGTACAGGTACTTTCCGCAATGAAAATTCGTCAGGCGCAGACCAGCGCAACCTACATTCTGCCGGACCCCGGCGAACTGAATAAACGCGTCCTGATCCGCCAGCGGGTGGATATGCCCGCGGATAACTTTGGCGTGGAGCCTCAATACCCGGTTGCGTTCCGGGCATGGGCGAAGGTTGTCCAGACCAGTGCCACCACCTGGCAGGAAACCGCGCAGACCGGAGACGCCATCACCCATTACATCACCATTCGCTACCGCCGGGGGATCACCGCTGATTATGAGGTGGTCTGCGGTGACAGTGTGTATCGGGTGAAACGTCAGCGCGATCTGAACGGTGCGCGGCGCTTTCTGCTGCTGGAGTGTACGGAGCTGGGCGAATTTACGCAGAGTCACGGAGGCAACAATGGCGACTTCCTTTTTGCACGTTGATTTTCAGCAGCCCGCGGAGATGCGCTTTAACCGCGCCCGTGTCCGGCGGGCGTTTGTCACGATTGGTCAGCGTCATATGCGTGATGCCCGTCGGCTGGTGATGCGCCGTGCGCGGTCGGCACCGGGTGAAAACCCCGGTTATCAGACCGGACGCCTGGCTCGTTCGATTGGTTA